GCCCGGGCCGCAGCTTCGGCGCGCTGGATGTTGCTGACGCGGAAGCCCTCGGCCTGGTTCAGGATTTCGGCCTTGCGCTGCGGGTCGAGCGCCGCGAACTCGTCAGAGTTGATCCGGCTGATGGCCACGTCGAGCGACTTGTTGTCCCGCCTGGCCTCGGTGATCAGGCTGTAGCCCTTGGCCGCCCGGGTGGTCTCCTGCCAGCGCTGGCCCGTCTTGGCGATCTCGTCGGGCGCCATGCCAGCCACCGGCCCCAGGTCGCGCAGCGTGGTGAGCGCCAGTGACTCGGCCCCTTGCGGGTCGGCCATGTACTGGCGCCCGGTGCTCTCCAGGATCTGCCCGATATTGGCGCGGGTGTCTGCCTGGCCGCGCTTGAGAACGGCTTGCCCAACCGCCCGATCCAGCCGGTTCGCCCTGGCTGCCAGGTCCAACTGCACAGCCTGCCGGTGATCCTCGGGTGTGTCGGCCAGCGTCGCCGTCGTCACCTCGTTGACCCGGTCGCGCCACGCCTGCGCCGCGCCTTCCTTCGCGATCTGGCCGGATGCGATGCCCTGCCCCACCTCATCGGCCGCCTGCAGCAGGTCGTCCTGGCCCATCTTGAGCCGGGCCAAGGCTTTCGAGCGCTGCTCAGCCTCGCGCACGGCCATGGCCTGGCGCTGCTCCATCATCTGCTCGCGGCGCTCCTGCTCGTCGGCCTGCTGCATCTGCTGGCCGGCTCGCTGCATGGATTCGCCAATGCCGCCACCGAAGGCCGATCGGGGAATCTGCGTCTCGTTGAAGCGCGGCCCGCGGGCGATCTGTTCGCCCAAGCCAGCGTCAGCTGCGGTCGGGATGCGTGCCATGGTCAGTCACTCCCCACACCGGAGCGCGCCCACACGTCCAGGGCGTTGGAGCCGTTGACGCCGCTCAGGTCATTGGTGCGCATGCCCATGCCGCCCTTCCAGCCCTTGCCCATGGTGCCCATTTGGAACAGCGAATTCCCAATGGCGCCGATTGCCGCCGTGTCTTGAAAGCGCGCCGTCGTCTCCAGGTTCAGCGCCCGGGACTTGCCGGAGATGATGGCCGCCTCCGCGTCCGCCATGCCAGCCGCGAGGATGTCGCGCTCACCACGCAGGCTCCACTCATCGATCGCTGCGCCGCTGGCAGCCGTGGCCGCCCGGGCCGCACCCTGCACCTGCCGCGTGCGCCGCATGATCAGCTCGGCCTGTCGCTGCGCCGCTTCGCGCTCGGTCTGCGCGTCCGCCCGCGCCATGTCGGCCTGCGTGCGGTTGTACTGGTGCTGCGACAGCCCGGACAGCAGCGTGCCGCCCATCTGCAGGCCCCCAGCCAGGGCCATCCCTTCCATGCCTGTGCACATGCTCACCACTCCCAGATTTCGCCGCACTGCGTGGCGCCGCACGCCGCATAGAGGCGCCCGGCGTCCGCAATGCCAGCGGTAACGCCAGCCTGCACCATCGTCGCGCCGCGCTCGCGCGCCCACTCCAGATAGGCCCGCACCAGCATGGCACCGACCCGGCCGCCGCGGGCGTCTGGCATGACGTAGATCGCCAGGTCTGTCGCCACCAGATCCCAGCTTGTCCAGTGAGGCGACACCATGGCCACCATGACGCCATCCACCGTCCCGCCATCACCAGCGATCCGGACGAAGCCGTTCACCTGCCCGATCAGCTGCCGCAGCGTGGCTTCCAGCCGATCGGCGTCGAACGACAGGCGCCGATACCGCGGGCTCTCCGCGTGCATGGCTTCGCCCAGCGCCAGCAGCACCGGCAGGTCTTCAATGGTCGCTTCTCTGGGCATCGTCATCCCTGGTTGGCGGACAGGCTGCGGATCACCGCCAGCACGGTCCATGGGTACGGGTACGGCTGTTCAATCGTGATGTCGCTTTCGCCCTTGGCCCACCCCAGGCCGCCGACCGCCGTCTTCCCGGTGAACGTCGGCGGGGCACCGTCCAGCGTGCTGGCCGTGTCGAACGATCTGAACGGCACGGGCTCGCCATTGACCGTGCACGAGGCGGTATCCAGGAACCGAACCATGATTTCGTGCGTGCTCAGCTGCTGGCCTTGTGTGGTGCCACCCTGGGATGCCATCTCAGGAGCTGCAAGCACCACCATCGGCGTGTACGGCAGGCCCACTGAGATCGACAGCGCCGGCCGTGAGATGGTCAACCCGCCGCCCGTCGTGACAGTGCCGGTTCCGATGTAGACCCCATCCGCCAGGATCGACACCTCACACGCCGCCAGGTGAGACAGGCCAGACCATGACGTCGTGGCCGTGCCAGATGTCAGCAGCGTGCGGCAGTCCTGGCCCGGGTTGATCGCCCAGTCCAACACCTCGATGTAGCGCTTCGTCGCGCCGTTGATGGTGTAGCGCGTCTGGGCATAGGTCAGGTCACTGGAGCCATTGGGCACACTGACGATCGACTCAACGACCCCCTGATGATCGCCCCCGCACCATGTCTGCTGTTGCTGCTCGTCGCTGTAGGTCATGGCCAGCAGGTCGCCCGCGTCTGTCACGATCCACATGACGCCTTCCGGTCCTTGTTCCCACGCCATCGCGGAGATTCCGTCTGCAACCAGGTGCCGCGACCAGATCGAGATGTCGCGCGTGTCGATCGCTCCATACTGGCCCTGATACGCCTCCCGGAGATCCCTGCCGCCGCGCTGCGCGAACAGCACGTTGCGGCCGGCTGCAACAGGCCGAGCTGAATCAGAGCCCCAGCGCGACAGCGGGGTGATCTGCGCATTGGACTGGGTCAGCGGCTTCTCAACGCCGCCGGTGATCGAGAACTCGCCGCCAGCGGTGAACACCAGCAGCACCCCAGGCGCCGTGGTCATGTGCGAGATTTCGGTCACCCGGTCGCTGTCGATGGTCTTGGCCACCGCCGCCGCGTCATCTGATCCCAGCAGGAAAGAAAACGGCAGCCCGGTCTGAGACCCCCAGACGGTTTGCGGCCAGCGCACCGAACCACCAAACCACAGGCGCCCCTGATGGAATGCGCAGGCTCGCGGGTAGCCGTCCATCTCGTTCCATGCCGGGCCCGTCATGGTCCACGAATCAGGAGGGGCGGATGTCACCCCTGCCAGCTCCTGGATGACGGTGCACCCCACAGACGACGCGATCGAGTAGGTGTCGATGCGCAGGAGGCCGCCATTGATCTCGACGTACTTGCCGACATCCAAGTCCCGGAACGCCTCCAGCGGGGTGGACACGATGTCTTGCGTCGTTCCTGGCACCGTGATCGACCCGGGGTCGGATGCAAGGGCGTAGGTGAACCAGTACAGGCCCGTCACCGTCGCGGTGTAGGTGCCGTTGTAGCCGGTCGGGGTGCAGCCTGTGACGTAGACGCTTCGTCCGGTGGTCAGCCCGTGCGGATTGGCTGTGTTGACCGTCACGGTCCCCGCCGCCCACGAGATCGACACGATCGACACGGCCCCAGCGTACACGATGCCGCCCGTTGACAAGGTGACGGACTGGCCAACCGGGCCGGCTGCGCTGGGCGTCACGGTCGCCCGCGGGGTCCCCTCAAGCCTCCAAGTTCCTGCAGCCAGCGCACCGGACGTGAACGACCGAATGGGGCGCTGATCGACCTGCGTCGCCGAGGTGTACCCGATGATGTTCGCCGTGCCGAGCCCGCTTGTGATCTGCCGCCCAACATCGGCGGGGCGGAACTCAAAGTCGCCCGAAGCGACCGTCGCGCTCCCAGCCATAGACCCGGTGCCGTACACAGACAATGTCATCGCCTGTGATGTGGACCAGTGACCCACCTCTGCCAACGGCCCGGGGTCAAACGGCACACCCTCAGACCACCACTGATCATCCGACTGACGCACCAAGCGCCGGGGCATGTGGCCAGGGTGGCAGATGATCAGCGTGTCTGCGCTCTGCGCATGCTCCAAATCGAGCAGCTCGGATGCGCTGTAGGGGTGGTTTGCTGTGACCTGGCTGCCGCCACTCATCAGCGCCGCGCCTTCCTTGAAGAACCGCGCGTTCACGCTGCTGAACTCGACGGCATAGCCCGGGTCCACCCCGCGCACAAACGGGATCAGCCGGGATTGCGTGTTGTGGCTGCCGGCCGCCTGCACGTACCGACGAGACGGGCGGGCGGTGATCCCACCTTCGCGCAGGGCCACGACATTTCGCAGCGTCTTCGCCCCAGAGTTGTACTTCTCCAGGTCGGTGCGGCCCATCAGCCGCGGCGACAGTTCACCGGCGGAAAAGTTCGTGGTGATGGTCTGTAGCTTCATGCTGCGCGGGCTTGGAGTAGCGGCGAATCAGACCAGTCCTCGGGCGGGTTTTCCTGACCATCCTGGGCGCGAGCCATCGCCAGCACGCCAGAGCCGCGGCGGTAGAACTCCTCCTTCATGGAGTCGCGCAGGCTGGCCGACTTGGTCACCGGGTAGGCCAGCGCCAGGCGCATGCGTGCGGTCATCACAGCCACCAGCCCGGCATCCCATTGGTCCTCCGGCTTGTCGGCCACGTAGACGATGGGCAGCACATTGGCGTGGGCCAGGAAGCGCCGGGCCTCGAACTGGTACTCGATGGGCTCGCCGTCGTAGCCCACCTGATATGTTCGCACCCAGTCGCCCGGCGCCGCGAACTGGTAGGCCCACGAATGGGCGGGAGACGCGGCCAGCGGGGCCAGCACCGCGCGTGCCATCAGCGAATTCCAGAAATGGGCCCGCATGATCTCGGACTTCGCGCCCGGGTAGATCCCGGCGCAGACCGTGGCCCAGACGGTGCCGTCGCGGAAGCTGTTGATCGGCGTCCCGCCCAGCTCCAGGAGCGCCGCGTTGCAGATGTTGATGTCTGTCGTCATGGTTGCCCCACGCAAAACGGGGGCACGCGGCCCCCGTCTCAGTTGCCCTGCTGCGGGCGATCAGTCGTTGCCGACGTACTCGACTTCGATGCGAATCTGCGCGTTCGCGGTGGGCGTGGCACCCGACAGCGTGGCGTAGACCTCACACGGCACAGTGGTGATGTACTCGACGCCAGCCGCCACGAGTGCGCCGTTGTTGATGGCGGTGCGACCAGCAGACGCGACAGACACGGATGCGCAGATGCCGTCCGCATCAATGGCCGTGCCGGACGCATCGCGGATGCCCACGTCGAGCACCACCGAAGCAGCCATCGCAGCATGCGACACGATCGCCCCAGCGGTGAACCGAACACCGGCCGGCAGGATCTTGCCGCTGCCGATGGTGTCGCCGTTGGCCCATGTGACGGCAGCCGGCGAGGTGATGAACACCTTGCGGACCTTGCCGCCCTCCTGCGAGGGCTCAGCCCGGCCGGGCAGAACCCGGGCGGTGACTTGTCTGGAAGTGATTTCAGCCATGGTTCATTCTCCTGTTCACTGGAAGGCGATCTCGACGACCTTCTTTTCGTCCTGGCGGCCGGCGCCGTAGGACGCGGCCAGGCTCACCTGCTGCGCGTTCTTCTTGTCGCGGCGCGGGCCGGCGTCGCCTTCCTCGAAGCCGCGGCCGAAGTGGATGCCGGACTTCGCCCAGGCGACGGTGTAGTACACCGACGATGCCAGGGCGATGCCGTTGAACGGGATCCACTTGAAGCCCAACCATTGGCCACTGATGTCGCCGGACTGCAGCATCTTCACCGCCATGTAGTCGGAGCTCGTGAGCGTGGTGTCGCTCAGGATGTCCTCGAGCATCTCGGCGTTGTAGCTCAGGTAGAGCTCTTCCCCGTTCATCTCGTCGGCCTCGTTGCGGCGGAAAATCTTTCGCGCAGTCAGCACCTTGGCCTTCGTGAAGCCGGTCGAGCCATGGGCGATCTTCTGCTCGATGGGCAGAGCCGTGGACGTGCCGTCCTTGCGCAGCTGCGAGCCGCGCGCGGCGTTGTAGATGATCTGGTCGATCCGGCGATTGCGCTTCTGCATCAACAGGCGGGCGTAGTCGCCGCCGGTGATCGGGTTCACCAGCATCTTCGGGACGTCCGCGCGGTCGAGCGGCAGGGCCTCGAAGAAGTCCGACATGTTGACCACGCGCGAGTGATGCGCGGCTTCGCTCCACTCGGTGTCGCCCAGGCGGTTGGTGTTGGCCGCCAGCTGCGAGCCGTCGTCGCTCATGAAGTTGATGGTGAACGACTCGCCGGTGATGCTGCCGCGGTCGCTGACGCAGGCCAGAAGCCGGGAATCCCGCTGTGCGCACTCCATGCGGATGGCGGTGTCCCACTGCTTGACGAAATACTCGGGGATGGTCGAGGACATGAATCCCTCCAGGGTTGATCAGGTCAGCCTGCGGTGAGGGTGTCCGGGGTCGCCGGGCCTACTGATACGGCAGGCTCGCGGCTGGTGCGGGTCTGCTCGGACTGATCACGGGGTATCTGCGCGTCACCACAGGCCCGACTGCGCGCAGTCTCTGAGCCTGGGTGATTGCGATCCTGACCGATCAGCGCGCGACAGGGTTGGCGCCGTACTGGCGCCGGAAGATGTCGGCCACCTGGGCAGACACGCGGGCGTGATCGACGTGCTTCGGGTTGCGGTATGCCTCGCTGGCCATCAGCTGTTCGGCGCTGCCGGAGCTGCTCTGCACCCCCAGGCCGCCGGCCGGGCGGTCCTCGCGCATCTCGCGGCCGAAGTGGGCTGCCACTTGGGCCATCACTGGGTCGGTCCCGTAGTTGCCGATGAACTGCGCGCGCAGGCCCTCGGGCAGCGACGTGACGAAGCGCTGGGCGTTGCCCATCTGCGCCTGATAGTCGCCCGGGTCTTTCCAGACCTCCTGCAGCTTGGCGCGGGCATCGGCAGCGCTCACGGCGGCGCGCCCTTCCATCATCGCCGGGACGATGCGGAAGTACTCGCCCATGACCATCTCGTACTGCGCCTGAGTCAGGCCGGCTTTGTGGGCGCGCTCCTTGAACGCCGTCGACAGCTCGGCATCCAGCGGCAGGTCCTTGAAGTCCTCGGGCGGCGTGTAGGCGTAGGCGTCGGGCGCCTCGGGCGGCAGGTCGCCGGAGCCGATGCGCTTCTCGGCGTGGGCGTAGCTGCTGGCCAGCTTCTGGGCGGAGGCCTGCAGGTCGAGCTTTCCTTCGGCCATGACGCGGAACTTCTCGGGCAGCCAGGCGGGGGGCTCCCCATCAGCGTTCGCAGCAGCGGGGGCAGCCGGTGCGGCCGGCGGGGCGCCATAGAGCGATTCGGCCGCAGCTGGAGCAGGCGCGGCGGGGGCAGCTGTAGCCGCCGGTGCGGTCGGCGTTGCAGCAGGCGCCGCGGGGGCGGCAGTGGTTTCGGTGGTCATGCGTCAGCCTGGGGCGTCTCGGTTGCGTCATCCACGCCGCGCGCCCTGTTGCAGCGGGTGACGATGTAGTCCAGCACCTCGCGGCGGGCCGCGCGCTGGTATGTCTTCAGGACCGCATCGATGCCGCCATCGGTGACGACACCACCGCGGCCGAAGCGCCTGATCCCGATGCACTGGCCGCCTGCGCCGACGAACT